GTACGCCATGAGCCTCAAACGTCTCAAGCGCAAATGCGAGAAGTATGCGAAGCGTGAACGCAAGGCCATCGCATATGTCGCCACGCTCAATGAGGAATTATGAGCCTCGACTATGAGAACTGGCGGGGCCGTGTCCGTGTGACACGGCTGCTGCCCCATGTGTGGCTTGTCCGCTGCCGCAGCAATCCCAACACTCATCATGAGGCGGATAGGGCCACGCGCGTCATCATCGCCGCCACGGAGCGGACGGCAGTACGCGATGGCATCGAAACACTATCGGAGATTTACAGGAGGCAAACCATGCAACGCAAGCCGTCATGGACCGTGGAATCAACCATCGGGCTCGTCTTCATCATCGTCGGCTCCGTCAGCGTCGCGATGGTGCTGGCCGTCATCGGCCTCACCGCCTACGCGATTACGACCCCGACGCCGGAACAGACCATCATCCAGAAAGTCGAAACCACCGGGGATGTGAAACGGCTCTGCCTCGAAGCCAAGACCGGCGAGCATATCGACGCCATGTCGTGCGAGCTTATCGACCCCGCGTCCGGTGGCGTGAAATGAGCGGCTGGCGTGACAAGGCCGTATGCCGTGTCATGGACCCGGACCTGTTCTTTTCCACCACGTCCAGTGAGGAACGATTGGCGCTCAAGGCCTGCGCCCAATGTCCGGCGATATGCGAATGCGCACGGTACGCGGCGCAACACGACAGAATCAGCGGCTACCCATTGCAAGGCGTATGGGGTGGCGTGAACAGGAGCAGAAGAAGGAATCGAAATGAGTGACAAGGATATGGTCACGGTTTACGAACGACGTGACGGCAGCAAACCCGGATTATGGTCCGTGTACTGGTATTTGGGGTGGGACGTGTTTTGCTCGTTCTCCCTCGCGGTGGGCATCACGTCAAAGAATACGATGATGGCCATTGTTCAAGCGTTTTGTCTGCTGGTTTTTCTTGGACTCACCGTCTGGCAGTTGAACCATCTGACTTGGAGCATCACCGACTATCGGGTGCGTATCAGCTCTAATTTGGAGAAGGGGGCTCATGTTGAGCAAAGCGACAAGTAAAGCATGGCAACTGCTCATTGAAGACTCGAACCGTCCGGCAGAGGAGATTCGCTTGGCTACCGGACTTCGGGTCGATGTGATCGAGCAGATGCGCGGGGACGTGCAAAAACGACTACGAGACAACCCGGAGTTCTGATTATGAGACCGAGTTATCTGCCCGTCCAGTATGAGCATTGCCCGTACTGCGGAGGAATCTTGAACGTATTCGGGGACTGCGTGGACTGCCAGTTTCACGATGACCCGACTGAATGGTGGATGGACGAATGAGCCGACAGAAAGCCAAAGGCACACTGCTTGAATCCAAGGTGGTCAACTATTTGCGCGCCCGGTTGGGTGACAGCGAGCAGACGATACACCGTGAAGTGTTGCATGGGACGAAAGACCAGGGCGATATCACCGGTCTGCGTATCCACGGCCAGCCGGTCGTGTTGGAGTGTAAAAACTACAGCACCTATACGGGGAGACTCAAGGAGTGGATGCAGGAGGGTCGTACCGAGGCGGGTAACGCTGACGCACCTTACTGGTTCGTCGTGTTCAAACAGAAGGGTCTCGGCTTGAACACGTTGTCAAGCATGGACAACCAGCCCGTGCTCACCGACTTAAAGACCCTCGCATTGATAGCAGGACATGGAATCATCGAAGGAGACGAAGAATGAGCTACGACCTGTATGTGGTACGCCGGGATATTCCCGAGAACTTCTGGGATTACGGGTACGACCCTGACTATGACTATGGCTGCTACTTCAACTACACGTACAATCTCGGCCCGTTCTTCGCCGCCTATCATGTTCGCCCGTCAACCGACTTGGACGGCAAGACCGGTATAGAGCCGGAAGCGCGAAATAGGCAAGGGAGCATAAAACCAAACGCACTCCCCCATTGCCCATCCAAGAGGGCGGCATGGTTTTCGCCGGCCACCCCATCGACATCGATGACCCGTATCTGCGCGAATTCAGCGAAAAGGCAAGGAGAACATGATGGAAGATAGGAAACTCGTTGATTTCGCCCGTTGGCTGAACGATCATCCGGGCGAATGGAATCTTTGGCCGTATCTCATTCCGATACAGGCCGACCGCAGGGATACCGTCGCATCGATGAGGCTTGTCATGGAACGCATCAAAAACCATCAGTACGACGAGTTCCGCGTGGACACCGCCCTGCTCGAATACGAACTGTTCAACGGTTTCATGGGCTTCGACAACGGTGGCGTGCATGAGAATGGTCTCGCGTTGAAGATGAGGCTCAAAGCATGACCGCGCGTGGAGATGACCGCAAACTCATGCATTGGATAGCCTCGCACGGCTACACGGTGGTACGCGCCGGCAGCGGCCACTGGAAGATATTCGATGACGGCGTGCTGCTCACGGCGACGAGCGGCACGCCCTCGGACTGGCGAAGCCGCCACAACTTCATACGAGATTTAAGGAGACGAACATGTTCAATCTAGCATCGAAGATTCGGCACTGCTGCCCCCCTCTACGGATGTGTCCCGCTCATATTCGAATGGAGAGGCCGCTACATGTTTTACTGCACCCACTTGGAAGCCCCTTATGCCGATACGAGAGAGGAAGCATGGGACAAGTGGTGCGGAATGGTTGAGAACATTTGGGAAAGGGACGAGAAATGACCGATAACGTGAACCATCCACAGCATTATGAGAACGGCCCATACGAGTGCATCCTGCTCACCGAACAATACTCGTTCAACGTGGGCAACATGATCAAATACGTGTGGCGACACAAAGCCAAAGGCCACCCCAAGGAGGATTTGCAGAAGGCCTTCTGGTACGCGAAACGCGCCGTCGAAGACAGCGAGGGTTTTACCCCATGCAAACGGTGGTTCCGCACTTCCCCCACTACCGAGACCTTCCATTGGCCCGGCACCGACGCGGCAACGCTCCTGATGATCAAAAGCAACCTGTGTACGAATCAAACGGAAACGAAATTCTGGAAGGCAGTAGCCGAGAACAGCAGTGAGAACGCGGTCGCTGCCCTCGAAACCATGATTGAGGAGACGGAATGAGTCTGGTGGGTTTGGCGCATTTCATCGAACTAACCGTACTGGCAGTCACTTTCATACTGCTGGTACGGTACTGGTGGCGCAAATGCCGTTTGAGCCTGAGCGACTGCATCATCGACCCCTCGACAATCGTCTTGATTGGTGTTGTCGCTTTTGTCGTTGTCTCTGCCGTCTACGCTACCTGCGCGATTTTCATGTACATGGTGTTCCCTGATTACACGTACTGGCTGATAGGAGCATGATCATGTCGAACGATACGGAAATTTTTGCCAAGCTCAGCGCGAATCTCTGGATGAACGAGAAGTTCGGGAAATTCGCTTCCGCTAATCCTCGTGCGGCAATCGTGTGGATAAAAGCAATTACTTTTGCGGCAAATCGCAAAAACGATGGATTTATCGGAGAATACACGGCACGCCACCTGCTTGGTGCCACACCCAAAGACTTGAGGCTTCTTGTGGAAAATAGTTTCTTCGAGCCGAGGGAAAACGGTTGGATAATCCACGATTATCTTGACTCCCAATTTTCCAGTAAAGAGATAAACGAGATGACAAAACGGCGGAAAGAAGCCGCTCGCAAGGCCGGACTCGCCTCGGCACAGGCTCGCGCGGAGAAAAAAGCGTTGGAATCCGTTGCAACGGACGTTCAACGAACCGTTGACGAAACGTTGAACGATTCGTTGAACGAAAATCCAACGGACGTTCAACGTCAATCCAACGACTCTTCAACGGAAAACCAACCAGATATAGATATAGATATAGATAGTAATTTATTAATTACTCCCCCTACCCCCTCAAAGCCTGACTTCGCTGGACTGCTCGACAGTCTTGAGTGTCTTTACCCGACGAACAGGTTCGACGGGAAGACATCTCAGGCTCGAATGCAGTTGGAAATCGAATGGCCCAAGATCGTGAAAGCCGCTGGCGAGGCTGACCCGTTTGAGTTTCTTGAAGCCAAAACCCGAGCGTATGTCGGGGCCACCGAGGAACGGTTCGTGAAGACGTTCAGCCGGTTCATCGGCGGGGAACTGTACGCACGCAACTGGGAGAAACCCAAACCGGAAACCCCAAGCCCACGGCAAGTCCAGCCGGTCAAGTCCCGCAGTCAGCAGAATCTCGAAGCGAACATGGCGAAGACCTGGCAGTACATGACCGAGGAGGAGCGGGCCCGATATTCGCAGGGAGGGTTCAATGCTCAGCAAGGGTGAGGCGGCGGCGTTGTTGTCGCTGATTAACGCGCATCACGGCAACGCTCAGTGGGATGATGTTCAGCTTGATTCGTTCCATTCGGAACTGCGTTCGGACATCACGGCAGCAGAGGCGCGTGAGGCCGTTCGACGCTTCTACATGGACAACAGCACGGGTCGCTGGTGCGGTTCCGGCGACATCAACGCCATCGTCCGCAAACTGCGCAACGGTGCGAAACCGTCCGAAGCGCAGATAGGCCGGGAGTGCGAACGTCTGGGACTGGTGGGAGATCAGGCGTGGTTGTATCGCCGTCAACGCATGATGGGCCGTTCCTCGGACGAGTCTCGACGGGTGGCGTTGGCCGCGCGTGACCCGTTGCACTTGCCGCCCGCGAAACCCAAGCGCAGGCGTGAGGGTGGTGGTTTCAATCCGGGTTTGGGCGTGGCGTTGGACGAGGTTCTGGCGACACGCCGTCCGGCTGAATCATGACCGGTTTGATGGCATAATTGGGAGTTGCTGACACGTCCGAGACCTTCAAAAACTCGAAGGTCAAGGTCACTATTGTCTTTTTCCACTGAAACTACGAGGCTCTGCCGCTACCACGGTTGCTGGCGGGATATCGTCACCGACGCGCCGTCCATGCTTATCGGACATGGCGTCGAACCGAACCTGAATCTCCTGTGCGACAAGCACGCCAGCCAGTTGGCTACCGACCTGCGATGGTTGGAACGCAGTCTGCCCGACCTGTGCGAGTATCGCATCAACCGCGCCTACTGGCACAAGAACGGTGGCGGCGGTCAATCCGGCACCGCTCCCGCACCATTACGCGAAGCCCTGCATGATCTGCTGTACGCGGACGATGACCACGGTTATCCGGGCTTGCAAGGCACCTTGTACGAGTGGATGCGGAGCCTGAAAATCAACCTGCCCGAGTCCACGCCACTATCGGACATGGTTCACCGTATCGCCAATCATCCGAAACTCATGGAGCATTCCAGCACCCCCGTGTACGCGGAACTGGTTCACAGTCTGACACGCAAGCTGCGTCGTTTCCTCACGGACGATGACGGGGAAACCGTATTGTACGGGCCATGCCCAGCCGACAAGTGCTTGGGCCAGCTCTCCTGCTATGCGGACGCGGAGACGGCGAAATGCCCGAAATGCGGTTTCAGTATGCCCGTCGCCCTTATCAGGGCGGAACGGGTGAAACGTCTCCTTCAATCGGAGGCGGTGAGAACCCGTGGCGAACTGTTGGACATCATCAAGGCGTGCGGAATGCGCGTGAACCGCAGCACTTTGCGTAGTTGGATACATCGAGGCCAGTTGCCTCAGCAGGGCGAGGATGCGTACAGCAATCCGCTTTACCGGTTCAGTGACTTCTACCGTCTCGCGTCCGGCCTGTCGGAGGACGCGGACGTGTGGGAGATCATGCAGGCTTCGCAAAACCAATCCAAGGAAGGAGACGACAAGTGAGCAACCAGATTCAACCATTCGACTTCAACGGCATTCAGGTGCGTATCCTAACTGACGAACACGGCAACCCGTGGTTCCTTGGAGCGGACGTATGCGCCATTCTCGGTACGGCCACCAACCATATTCGGGAATACCTCGATGCCGATGAAATCACCAATATCCGTAGTACGGATATTGCCCAGAACGGCGGCAAGGCACCCGTTTTCGTGTCCGAGTCCGGCTTGTACTCCCTCGTGTTACGCAGCCGCAAGCCCGAAGCCCGCGAGTTCAAACGCTGGGTCACGCACGAGGTGCTGCCATCGATTCGCAGGCATGGTGCGTACATGACCGAATCGACTTTGGAAAAGGCAGTCACCGAACCCGACTTCCTTATCCGACTTGCCACACAAATCAAACAGGAGCGGGCGGAAAAGGAGAAGGCCCAAGCACAGGTCGAATGGATGCGTCCCAAAGCGTTGTTCGCTGACGCTGTGGAAACCTCGAAGACCAGCATCCTCGTGGGCGACTTGGCGAAAGTCCTGAAAGGCAATGGCGTGGATATTGGCGGCACTCGCTTGTTCGCGTGGCTGAGGGACAACGGATGGCTGATGAAAACCGGCAGCTCTCGCAACATGCCCACGCAGAAATCTATGGAATTGGGCTTGTTCGAGATCAAGGAAACCACCGTGGTTCACTCGGACGGTCACACGACCATCAACAAGACGCCGAAAGTCACGGGCAAAGGTCAGACGTTCTTCGTCAACAAGTTCCTCGGACACAGGGAGATTACTCAATGAGCATCAATCTTGGTACCACGGAAGTGGAATTGAGCTTGTACTCCAAGGCGCTTCAACTAGCCACGTTCACCGTGGAAGTCCCGGTGGTGGGCGAACTGGAACCGGGCAGCGTGTGCATAGGCGACGACATGCAGCCACGCGCGCACGTGACAGTGACGCTGCCGCCCGACGGTTCCGTCGAAAAGGCCGTTAAAGCCGGGGTTTATGCGTTCCAGAAGGCGTTCAACGAGTCGATGGAATCGAGGAACGTATGAACTGGCTGAAACGACTGCTGCACTTGGAGGAGCCGGAACCGGTCGAAAAACCGGAACCTAAGCCACCGGTAGTGGAACCATGCCCCATCTGCGGACTCGTACCCAAACTGAAGCATGTGTGCGTCACCCGCAACTACCTCGACTACTGGCTGGAAAAAGACTCGTGGCCGCTCTTGGAATGGTGCGATCACGTCGAAAGCGTCCTTTCGTTCACCTCGTTTTTTGAAGACGAGAGTGTTCAGAAGTGGAATACCGGTTGCAGACGGTTGAAGGCAGTGGTTGACGAGCCGGTTCCCGAATGCCCCGCCTGCGGGGAGAAACCCGTCGTGCAAACGGACTCGGAGTCGGACATCCCCCAGCTTGTCTGCTCATGCAACGAACTGTTGAGCAACGATGGGATAACAAACGTCTATAAGCGCAAACGCGAGTGGATACGTCGCTGCAATGCGTTGAAACGCAAGCAGGACAACGTGAGTGAAATGGAACAGCTTATCGGAGAAACACAATGAACGGACATTATTCGGTTATCACGAATTTCGGCTGTCATTGGACATGCCCCTACTGCATCGTAAGGAAAACCGGATTGAACGTGCCGGTGACGGACATGCAGGCCACGCTGCGGACCATCAGCCGTGAAAGCGAACACCACCCCATGAGGTTCCTGAGCTTCAGCGGCGGCGGAGACCCCCTGTTCCCCATGCGCGAGCCGGAAGCGTCGAAACGTGTCGCCTTCTACCGGGAGGCGATACGCAGGGCCGGAGACTGTCTTACGGAAACCGAGATGCACACCAGCTACTTCCAATGCAGACGCAACGTGGCTCAAGTCATGCAGCAGATCAGGTTCAGCCGCGTGGTGTATCACATGCGGCCCACGAGCTTGTCCGATGACGTGGCGTTGGCATTGCCCCGCAAATGGTTCGACGGTCAGAAGGTGCGTGTCGTGTACGTGGTCACTCCCGATTTCACGCCGGAGCGTATCGACCGGATAGCCGGTCTCGTGGCCGATAGCAACGTGGTTGATGAATTGTCGTTCAGGCAGAAGGTCAACCCCGACAACACTATCGACCACACGTGCGAGGAGTATTTGAAGGCCGGCCATCAAAACCGCTGGTGGTACATCCAACAGGATGATTACAACACGTATGTCGTGAACGACCGGCTTTACACACGATTCAGCGATATCGGCAAGGAGGACCACAGGTGAGCAAGAAGATTCGCGTCGGCTGGGATGACCTGAAGCCCGGCGATTTGATTCACGTCAAAGGCAGCACGAACACATACAGGTTCAAGTCCCGCACTGATTGGCATTCCATGATTAAGGTCGAGGGAGACGGAGTTGGTGTTTCCGCCACGTGGAAGCTGGGAGTCGAAAAGGAACCGGCTTCAATGTTTCTCGTTGTCTATGAGGAGGATTTCGATTACGCCACCCGTCCCGCACCAAGGAAACCGCGTATTGAAGAACCGGTTTCGCCCGGCGAATACTGGGCGCGTATCCAGACTGGCGAGGGAGAGACGTGGGCGCAAATCATCAAAGCCTATTCCAATAGCTACGTTTTGCTGTACGGCGACAACGATAATCGCGTATATCAGGTCAGTGGGCATTCGGGCTTACGCGGGTACTCGTGGATGACCTGGGGGGAATTGTTGCAGGTCAATAAGCAGACTCCGATTCTGGAATTGTTGTCTGCCGAGGAATACTACACGAGGAAAGCCAAGGGCCAGTTATGAGAATGCTCATTGAAGCCGATCAACTGTGTCCGCGATTCATGGGAAAAACCCTGACGGTGAATCACGAGGGCAATCAGTTGAAGGGGACGCTCACCAATCTGCGTGTGGACGCACACCCGTGGGAAGCGAAAACCGTGCTGGACATAATCACCGGATACGAACAAACCATCGAAGCCACGTTGAGTGGAAGCCTGACCATCCGCCTGCACGCTACCGACAAAATCACCGTGGAGGACGCATGAGCCAGCCGATTCACCCCGGTCAGCTCAAAACCGTGAACAACAAGTTGGCGGAACTGGGCAAGACAATGGTCTACCAGCCTGACATGTTCCGCAGCCGTCCCGAGCTTCAACAGGATATGATCGCCTGCTGCAAGGCGTTTGCCAGCTACATGACAGTGCACATGCTGACCGCCTCGATACATTTAGCCACGATGACGCCCGCATTGTCGGAACAGCTGCACCATGCCCGCAACAAAGCAACAGGGGTGGGAGAGGAGGGGCGCCGCCAATGAAATATCGG